AAACTTGTTCATTTAAATTATAGGTTAAAGTTCCACCAGAAGTCATGGTATATTCATAAACAAAACTATTTGAATTTTCAACGCCAACAACTTCTGGATCGCCAACTTCAAGACTTTCGTTGCTGTAACGGAATAGTTCGCATGTGACCAAAAATCCATAATAACTCGATTTACCAAAGGTGTAGAAAAAGTTATCGCGCTCAACGTAAGTAATCTCAAACAAATTTCTAAAATTTGTAAGCCACAATAAATCGCCCTCTCTTGGGCGAAGTAAATTTTGCGGAATGCCTCGTTTAAACGCGCGATGAGGAATTATGAATTGAACTTGTTTGCGAATTTCAAGACCAAATTTACTAAACAAATCGCCACCTTGAAATCCATCAACGTTTTGAACATATACGGCAATTGGATATGATGAATCATATTTCTTAGTTGGATCATCGCCGAATAATAAATCGAAAGTTGAATCAGTTTCTCTTGGAATATACTTTGCGTCGATTCCATATGTGTTGACTACTTCGCCGATTAAATCTTCATATAATCGTTGTTCTGGAGTAGAATTATAATTGTTAAAGTATACTGATGTTGGCATTAACCAATCTCAAATTGTGGTGGTTCTTCATATGTGTCGCGAAGTAATTGCTCAAGATGCTCAATTTCTTCTGTTGCTTCGTTCCATATTTGTTGACCGTTCAATGTGATTCCACCAGGAAGTTGAACGCCAGAAAACTTTTTAAGATTCTCACCCCATTGCTTTTTAAACAATGCGGTTACATATTTCTTAAGCCAACTATCGTTCCAAACTTCTGTGGAAGTGGTCGTGTCTATTACTTGATAACATTCAATGACCAAGTAACTGCCTGCAACAACTCTATTATCCCATTTCATATCAATGTAGAGTTTATCGTCATGTCGATTGAAGCGAATTGGTTGTTCGCCTAAAAATAAAAGATCTAATGTGCGAATATGTTGTTTTGCTAATGCATAGTAAACATAATCAGCAGAAGTGAAATCGTATAGTTCATTTAGACGTAATTGATACGTCAAATCGAACATATTGAAATTGCCTGCAGCGTTTGAATTGACACTGTCTGATCCGATTGGAAACATACGAGTAACGCCAATCACGGTGCTTGGCATAGAGATATAAGTGTTAGAAATATCTCCTTGAGTCACTTGATGCTTTAAGTAGGTTTTTTCAACCGCATCGTAATGGAATTGCTGATACATGGTGAGGGCTTCGTCGATACGATCGTCTAATTGATCATCGTCGACGTTAATTTCTATGACTGGGAAGCCTAATTTGCGTAGCGCATAGTCTTTTAATTCAGTGCGAGAGGTAGGTTTAGCCATTAAATTTCATCTCTTGGGTGGCGTTGTGTCCATAGAACTAGACTATATTTAGTTCCACTTGTAATTGGTAGGCTCTCGTGACCGTGAGTAACCTGTCCTGGCCAAAGCAAAATATCACCAACTTCCATGTCAATGTTACTAATTTTCTGCCTTCTGAAGTATAATTCTGCTCCAGTGTAATTGTTATTTAACTTAACAGTTCCACTTACCATAGAAGCATCATTGTGACAAGAAAGTGACTTTTGCGTATCTGGGCTATATCGAATTACGAATAAATCTCTAACGCCATACATTTGCGTCGGCGACCAATAGGACTCAATCACAGGAAAGACATATTCTTTTAAATTGTGTTCGATTGCTTTCCAGAGATTCATATCAATGGCTTTGATGCGAAGTTCTTGGGCTGGAAATTTATCGTATTCGAGGGGTTTAAATCCACCGTTTTTACGAGCAGTTTCTTCCGCTAAACCAATCAGATCGGCGCACATTTGTGGCGTCATAAACTTCATACAGAGAATTTCAGGACCAACGACTCGAAATTCTTTCGTATTTACAAACGAAGTATTGCCTAATGGTTTGGGTGGAAATAATTCGTTATAAATCTGATCAAATTTTGCTTTGGCTTTGACGCCGCCATTTCCATGTAAAATTACGCCAGTGCAACGTGTTTCTGTATTTACAATCTGTTTAAATTTATTCAATCCGATCTTATCTTCCACCATCGATACACATTGAAAAACATAACCCTCATGATCTAATTTAATATCAAATTGTTTACTTAAGTATTTTCGTTGAAAGTATAGTTGATCATCGTCCGTATCGTTTAACGAATCGTTCACAATCTTTTTCAATTCAGACACCACGCCTATGAAACAACCACTGTTTAAGTAACGATAACCATTTTCTGGTTGTGGGAATTGCGATTCTAAACTGCGATCTGGCCAACAGACTTTTTCTGCTGCAAATAATACTTTACAGTGAAAACTTAAATAACGATTTAAAATATCTTCTTCAAGTTCATTAATAATCACATCATAACCGTCGACAAACATTACAACATCATCATCTCGATAATTCTTAAGTTCTGAGCGAAAAAGATTGACCTTCATGCCGCCACCAGGACCATTCTTTATATCGCCGCCAGACCAATCAACATTAGCGCCCAGCGTTTTTACTTGAATTTTATTCTTTTCTGCTGATGTGAGTAATTGTTTCGCTTTATTCAAATCAGTCGCAACAGTTACAACTCTCAAATCAAAATCTTTGAAGTATTTCGTGCCTGTGCCTATTTCTGTATCAGAAGCATTAAATGCGCCAAAAATTGGTTTGCATATATTAGGTTCGAACGCCAATGGTTCAATTTTAGGCAAATGATCAAAATGATCGTTTAGTTCTCTTGATGGATGTATGCCGAGCATTAATGGCACATATTCGTCAGCAGGTAAAATGTTGTTGTATGCAAATGAATTACAGAGTTTTTTTGCTGCAGATGGGGTCAATGCATATGCACAAGTCCAATATGAATAAGAAGGTACTGACAATTTGTCAGTAATTTTTCTTGGCTGCTTACCAATATCTTTTCTAGACAAATAAACAAACTCTTTTGTTTCAAGAACGTTTAAAATATCTTCTAAATCGAAATTGGGTAAAAATTCAACATCGTCTTCAAACACAATTACAGGTTCATTCAACTCAATACATTTTTTCCATACACCAAAATGACTTAAAGTGCAGCCAATTTCACCATGTGTAAACTTACGATTATGATATGGATCGCGCCAAGAACGATAGGTATCATAACCCATTTCAATTAATTGCTTATGAGTTATGTCTAAACCGTTTATGGCATCAAACCGCTGTAATTGAATCTTGGTTCTGTCTTTAAAAAACTCGTTAAAGCGACGAGCAAATGAATCTAATTTTGATCGGTTCTTAGCAAGGTTGATCACAAAAGCATTAATCATAAAATAATCCTCAAGTTGGTGGCGTTGGCCAAATCACTTCTTCTGGTGTTGCGTATGTTTGTGGAATGTCTCTGAGTGCCTGTCTATATGTAGCCCACTCTGCTTTCTTGGCTTCTGGGAAGTCTGGTAGTTGGGTATGATCAGAAGTCTCTAATAATTTATTTCTTCGAAGCCGAATAATGTCCCAAGTTGGGATATATGGCGGTTTTTCTTCCAAAATTATTTCACCGTTTGAGACAATAATAACTTTATTGTTTGAATTTATTTCATACAATAATCTTTGATGATCGTCGTTGCTTATAGGAATTAGATCATTTGGTAAATTCGGATAAACCCATTCACTTGTAAAAAATCCTTTCGCGCTTGGACTATATGATATTGTCATTTTAATTACCTACGCAAATATAATATAAAGTATCTGGTTGTGTAGGGCTACCTTGTTGCATAACAGTAACACTAAATGCACCTAATGTAAGTGAACTGATTAACGGAATATTGTCTTGATTTGCCGTTGTTCCGCCAAAAGTAATCTGTGCACTTACATGTCTTGCTGTAAAAAATATAGGTAGTGAAACGGATATGACGTATCCATCGCTCCAGTTGCCAGTAGTATTTTGTACTCTTCCCCATTGAATGATGGTACTACCAGATGCTCCAAATCGAATATAACCGCTGTTAGTATTATTTACTTGCGTTATTTCGCCGCCACCACCATCTGGACCAGGTGCGCCTTGTGGTCCAACTGGTCCTTCAGGTCCTGATGGTCCTTGTGGTCCATTATCTCCAGTTGCACCTCTAAACCCTTGGGGACCTTGTGGTCCTGGTCCACCATTTGGACCAGTTAATCCTTGTACTCCAGTAGCACCCTGAAATCCTTGACGACCTTGAAAACCTTGTGCACCTTGATAACCTTGTGCGCCTTGAAAA